TAATGGTTCTGTTGTAAATACAAAATCATGCAATATACTACATTTAGTTAATACAGTCTTTCCATGCCCACGTGGTAATATAACTGCTAACTGTCTTATTTCTTTATTATTTAAAGCATCAGTAACTTCATAATGAAAGAATGGAGTTTCAGATCTTTTAAAATCATCTGGCAAGAATAATTTACCAAATGCTACTAGATCAGAATGAGCAAGTCTTAAATCCTCTTCCATCTTAGAAACATTATGCAGGTTTATATTAGCCATTAAATCCCTAGTCTATTAGAAACCTTATCTAGTTTAGTTTGTATTGTACTAACTGTAGATTTCATTTCTTCTATCCAAGTATCAATATCTTTAGCCCATCCATCTATAGTCTTTAGACGTGCATCATGATCTATTTTAGGTTTCTTAGTTACTTTCGGTTGTTTCTTCTCTACTTTCTTAGTTGCCATTATTCTCTCCTTCTATTCTATTTTAAACTGTTCTTTTATGTGCGGTGGCATAAGCTTCACATCTAGAGTGTCATCAGTATCAAACATCTCTCCCAATCGGGCGATGGCTACGCTCTTATTCAGAGCTGGATTCTTCTTTCCCGGCTGAACTGAATAATATTTGTCCTCATACTTTTGATAAAATGTTTGAGTCTCTGGATCATAAATCATACCAGAAGTAGATTTTTTTACTCCAGAAGGATCTAATGGATCAGGACCGTCTACCTTGCCTGGACCCTCATATTTAGAGTCATCCATAATATTTGGATCTACTGTTATCTTCTTCATATTATCAAATGCATTATCATCTACTGTTCGTACACTATCAGGATAAAGCTTATTCCAAAATCCTTCTAAATTTTTAGGTTGATCTGCATATTTTTCTTGAGCCATCTTCCACCAATAACCCCTATCTTCCTCACTCATATTTTCAAAGTCCATTGTCATCTTTTAACTCCTTTGGCCGCTCTGCAGCCTCTAATGCTTCATCACTAAAACCTTGGAATACTGCTCCAGATATTTGAGTAACTTGCGTTCTATTCTTATCTTCTAAGTCCATAATATCAGCTAACTTAAATAATGCTTTTAGCCTGACATCTGGTTTATCTGCAGTATCAGCTTCCTTTTTAATGCTGCCAACAACATATGTTTCATCAACACCTAGTTCTTCTAATACCGGTTTTAATTCTTCTTTCATTGCAGTTTGTACCCTCGTTGTTTTAATTAACTGACCAGCTTTCATATTAGCATAGCCAGGATTAGATGTAGGAAAAGCTCGTAAATAAGCTTGTTGTATACCTAAACCAGCTACTACAAACTGAACGAATGTAGTTTCAGAAGCAGTTAGATCTTCCCTACTATCAAATATATCATCTGGCATCCTACCACTAAAGCTATAAATATTATCTCTCTTAGACGTATCCATCTTAGTAGATGGCATAATGCAAAAAGTACCAGTGCAGGTACCTATATATGATGTTATCTTATTTTTTCCTTTTGCACGCTTCATATCTCCGCGTCTTAATACCTGAATAATGCAGTTATCATCTGCTAATACCCAGTCTCCTATTTGGCCTTCTCTCCAGTTAGTTTGCAAGTTATCTTTAAAGCTATCGTCAGGTTCATATACTTGATGCTCTATTCTCCCTACTCTATAATAACGCATTAATACCCAGCTGATTTTTTTGTCATACCAATTAAAGCGGGTGATTCTAATACCTTCCTCAATGCATTTGCTTTTTCAGGAGGTAGCATCTTTAGATACTTGTCAATAGGACTAGCTAATACTTCCCCACCTTTCATTATACCATATTTATTCGCCTCAACAGGTGGTCTATAAGCTCCTGGAGGCATCTTTCCAAGCGTACGTGCAGGTCCAGTAGTAGGCTTCATAGATGGAACTTGATGCTGTCTTCTCCAATCCTTTAGATATGCTGCAAATTTCTTTCTAATGTCATCTGCTTGTCCTGTATTCCGCCTAGCAACTGCTCTTTGTACTGCCTTTGCTCCTTCTCTACCACCATACTGGAGCAACTTCTTAAGTCCATATCCTGCAGCACCTCCTCCAGCAATCGTTAATAATAAATTTTCTGCAAATTCATCTTGAGACATTCCTGTACCTTCCCAATCAGCTTCTTCTCTTGCAGCAACTCTTCCTGGCTCATTTCTCATTAATGTGGGATCAGCAAAAAGATCTGCCTCTCCTGGTAATATATCAAATACATCTTCATCCCTAATTGTACCTGGATCCATAGAAGGATCTGCATATCTAGATGCTGGTAGTAAATCCTCAGGTGGTACTGGAGTTGAACCAGCTATCAGTTCTTCTTCAGGTGTTAAAGGTGGTACTGGAGTTGAACCAGTCTCTAATTCTTCTGCTCTTGCCTTAGACTCTCCAAATATAATATCTCTCGCTCTACCTAATGGTCTACCTTCTTCCCCACCTCTAAAGATTCCTGCTTCATCAGTCATCTTATCTACAATTTTATCTATAATACCCATCTAATTCTCCCTAATCTGCTGTAAATATTCATTAAAAGCAGGATTATCAGTTTGCAACTTATCATAAATATATGATTTTGCTTCTGGAGACCAATGTCCCCCCATATATACGTCAGGATGTTCTTTTATATATTGATCCCCATAATAACTTTTTGCTTTATTTATATAATCTTTTGTAGACATATCTACTTGTACAGCTTGTTCATTCATACTCTTAGCAAAATTATATCGTGTTTCTGCATATTCTCCAGGGGGCATCAATCTTGATGCTTCGCCTGCGCCACTTTCGTAAATATATGCGTCTATATCTGCACCATATGTACCACCTTTACGGGGTTTTACACCAAAAGAAAATTCTTCTAGCCGGTTTTTATTTCCCTGCCAATTATCCGCAGTTCTGAGTACTTTTTCTTCCCATGGAGCAGTCTCCTCTGATACCATATCATTTACTATTTTATCTTCTATTTCACCCATCTAATCCTCCTCTGTATCTATAAATAAACCATCATCTAACGACTGTAATATATTAAAAACCTCAGTAGATATTGAATCGGCAGGAGCATGTAATGCTCTCTCAGCTGCATCCAACGAAGCCAGATCACTAGCAACAGTACTATCGGGAAAACGTGCTTCACCAGGATAATATCTTCTTCCTTCAGGAGTTTCAAATTGATCAATATATCTTGCAGTAACCTGTCCATCAGAAATGCTTTCGCCTCCCAGTTTATGCATTCCCAGTGGAGGAGACCAGGATCCTTCTTCCTCAGGATAATATCTTTTTGCTAAAATATCATTTAATGATTTTATAGCTGCTAGTTCAACATCACTATACTTAGGTTTCTTCTTTTTCTTCTTCCAAAATGGCATCTAATCCTCCTGTTGATCCTCCATATAGCCCTTTAAATCAGCTATCTCATCTTCAATTCTAAATAGTCTGTAAGACAGATCTTCTAATTGTCTTGTAAGATCAGATACTAACACTTCGACTTCATAATTATTTATCATCATATTTTCCATTATCTATCTATATTCCAAATATCTCAATAATCTGACCTGCTAATTCTGGATCCATTCCTTCTAATTCTCTCAATTTCTTTTGAAAATCTACTAGATCAAGATCTCTATTCTTTAATTCTTGAAATAAACGCTCCTGTCTTGGAATAAACTTTTTTGAACCTTCTATAGTTGGATAGTATCCAGGTCTTCCGCCTGGAGGTAAATCTTGTAACTTTCCTGGATTACCATAAGCCGTTTTTGGTACTGCACCTGTTACATCTTTAGGTCCTTTTGCAAGTTTCCTTATACCTATTTTTAGTGACTTTAAACCCTTACCAATACCTCCACCAGAAATGCCCATAACTAGATCTAAGAGATCACCTTCACTAACTCCTTTTTCAGCCAATGATCTTTCTATAGATTCCCTAATCCCAGGTGCTTCAGAAGCAGTACCCATTAATACAGATCCCGTTGCATCAGATGGATATGTCTCACCAGAAAACTGGACATCTTCAAACTGGATATCTTCCGAACTGATCATATCATTTACTATTTTATCTTCTATTCGTGCCATAAACCTATTTTACCCCCATACTAGTTAACTGAGCTATTGTATAAAGCTCTAAACAGACAAATTCTATGCCCTATCATAGAATTTATGATTCCCCTACAATGTATGACTCTGATAGTAGGTCTAAATCATCCTGACTGAAGTAATTATTAATATCTATACCATCCATAAAGTATATAAGTTCATCACTCTTTACCTCTTCCTGAATATATTCTATCTCATCAGTCTTCTTATCGTAAACTATAGTTAAGTGATAAACTTTCTTGCTCATAAGCAAACTCCTTCATTTTAGTTACACAGATACATACGTATATTACTAGGTTTTTATTTAACATGCAAGTAATTTTTTTATTCTTCTAAGTCCCTATAATAACAAGCAGTTATAAGAA